GGTGATGATCTTGTCAGGATTTTGATTCACATTTTGTTTATCAGAGTTAGCAATTATTTTATCATATATATCATGTACTCAGACTGCTACGTTTTCGGTTGATTTTCACTCGATCAATCTATTTTGTTTGAATGCTGTATCTAGGATATCTGATAATGCTTTCAGGTCACCGAAATGCTTTACGTTTATCTTATCTAGATTTGTTAGTATGATATTTTTTCATGTTGCTAATAGTTTTCAGTTGATATTATATAGTTCATTAATTCAATCTACTTTGGGTAGTCATCATTCACTAACTGCTTTATTTACTGCATCTACATGTCTTCTTCATCTTTCAGACAATCTCCATTTTTCTGATTCAGTTATGTCAGGATTACTTATTTCTGCTAGTATTAAATTAGCTTTTTGCATTTCTTCTTTTAGTTTATCATTCTTTTCTTTTTGTGTTCATCTTCTTTTTTTACCTGATACTGATTCGAATAAAGCCTGGTTATCTGCTTTTACTTTTTCAGGATCTATTCCAACTGCTACCATAAAATCTCTAAATAGAGTATTATCTTTTATGATCATGGAAAATTGTTTTTTCCAATTCAATAGGTTTGTTCTAGAGACTGATGCTTTTGGATCGATTTCTAGGATATTATTCTTTGCTAATTGTAGTGATTTATAGCTTTTTTTTCTGAATTCTCTTAGTGCTAGGAATAATGCAGAATTCTTTTTATATAGATATATTGCATTTTTATATTGTTCTTCCTTTTTTTGGTTTTGCAATAGTTTAGCTTTAGAATTATATGGCTTAGTATTTCATGGCATAAATTTATAGTTAATTTTAATATGGTCAGAGAGGCAGGACTCGAACCTGCAACTGCTCGAGTCCAAGACGAGACATCTACCAATTGATTTACTCTCTGATTAATAGGGACATAAATATCCCTGTTAAATGATTTTTACTCTACTACTTCCCAATCTCACGCTAACATATCAGTTTGACTTGCTAACCAAGGCACTCTATCATATTCTACATCTCATTTATTACTAACAGCTCAAAATGGAGATACTGTATTTATGTAAATATAAGGTTTTGTCATTTTAGAATGAGTATCAGGAACTTGTAAAGTTATTTTATGATCTCAATTCCATCATGTTCTAGTTAGACTTTTTCATTCTTTAAGCATTTGTAATGCCCATCCAAAATTTGTTTCTATCATTTTACTATAGTTAGTAATAAATTTTGCCCGAACGTGTATCCACATTCCTTTCAGGAGGACTTCCCATATTGCAATATTGGATTTCACATATATAGCCAACAATCCTAGAGTGCTATTTGGCTCTACCGAAGTAGAGGTGGATCCCGAAGGACTTTGTTGAGTTATACCCAACTTCTAACTATCAATACTTAAAATAACTAAAATTTATGATAGCTAGAAGCTAGGGGCAACCTAGCTTTTTTATTTTTTGTTTTTGTTATACGCTTCAATTATTTTCTTCCAATTATGTTTATATTTTTTTATCATATGATTTCATATATTTTCAGATTCAACTATATGCATAAGAGCTTCAAATTTAGCTCTCCATTTTTCTCTAGCTTTTTCTTTATTATTTGAATCTACTTGTTCAGCTTTTAATTTAGCTCTTATACCACCTACATATTCTTCATTTTCTTCTATTTGGTCTTCTAATAATCATATTTTTAATTGGGCATTTCTTGTATATTCATCTAATTTATTCTTATATCTTACTTCTTGATCATCAAATACTACTTGAGTATCTAATCATAATTGTTCTAGTTTTTCGATTTGAGTTCATAGTTTATCTATAGTTTCATTCTTACTCTCTATAAGCTGTATTTGAGCTTGTAATCTTTTCTTATAGTCATCTCTACTTTCTAGAGCTACTGTTTTTAATCTTTTTTCAGCTACTAATTCTTTTCTGAATCTATTTCAGTTCTTTTTTCATATAGCTATTACTGTAATCAGGATTGCTATATATAATCCTGAAATTATTATTAAGTTCATACTTTATTGGTTAGTTCTAAAATATTTTCTTTCCAAACTTCTGAGAACACATCTAGTTTTACTAGAGTTTCGTTAATTTCTTTTTCATAATCTTCACGTTTAACGTTAATTATATGAATTCTAAGGTGTGGTAAGTACATATCAGGGTTGTAAGATATGAAATCCATTTCTTCAAGTGTTTCACATACTAAGAAGTTATGTATAAGTTGAGGCTCGTATTCTTCAGGTATCTTATTGGAGTTTATGATCTTGATATGGTTTTTAGGTCCTGGGCATTTAATCTCGATAGATTTTCAGTAAATAGGGATTCTAGTTGATTCATCTTTTGGATCTTCAAGTGTGAAGTTTGTTTCAATGAATCCATCAGGCGATAATCCTAGATATTTTCTAGTATCATGTATACAGAAGCCTATTTCTACTACTTTTTGTCAGGTTACTTTTTCATATTCTTCTCTTGCTAGAGGCTCAAATATGTTTCCACGTTCCATTGCATCATTTTTGAATCATTCAGTAAGTGGAGCCAAGTCTTCTGCCATCATTTCATTCATAAGAGTGACATATCCTGGGGCTCTAGTTTTATTAGATTTCCAATCTATTTTTTTAATTTTAGCATCATCCAATGGCATAGTTTTTAAAGCCTTTACTCTTGATCAAGTAATAGTTGCCTTTCTAACCTGAAGCCATTCAGGAGAGCCTTGGTTTACGTTATGTATTATCATTTTAGGTTAGTTTATTTTTCTAATAAGTCTTCTACATTTTTACTTTTCAGTATATGTTTTTCAGTTTGGTTTAATAATTGCTCCATCCATTTTTTCAGGACTTCTTTATCTGATTCATCTCATGCATTTACATGGATTTTTTGTTCCATGATCGGTTTATCTGTTTCTTCAATTATAATATGTTCTATCATATGTGTATAGCTAATTGTTTTAGCTCATCATGTTGGTAGCATTATGCTTTCATTAACTTGAAGTTGTTGCATTTTCATAAGCTCAAATTCTTCATCTGTTAATTTTATAGTAATATCTATTTTCAAGTCTTCTCATACAGTTATTTCTCTAGGATGAGATACAAATATATGATATTGTTTTAATATTTCTTTATTAGTCATCTTCAATGTGGTTTAAATATAAATTGTTTTCTGTAGACCGAGTCTTCTACTTCGGATATTTTTTTAGATATACTTGACATACCCACTCAAAATTTTTCAGCTAATTCTCAAACAGAGTTGTATGTTTTAATAAACTTTCAGTTCTTATCATAAACATCTATTTTTTTATTATTCTTTCCTTTTAGCGAGGCTATATATTCAGGTCTATCCTTCATTTTTTTCAAATTTATCAGTTATAGTATTTTGTATTTCTACTTCATTTGGAGCTTCTATACTAGGTTGAGTTTCAGTTACAGCTTCTTCGTATGTAGTAAGTCAACTCATTACTTCAGGGCATAAGAATTTCATTCATTGTCTTATAGCTTTATATCTAAGCATTAGATGTGGTTGATCTTTCCAAGGTCAGAATGATTTTACCCATCATGCGTTTTTAGCTTGTTCTATTTTAAATGTTTCAGTTATTTCTCAGTTATCTCATGAAATTTTCACTTCACAAATATTAGCATCAGTTTTTATAAATTCTATTTTATATCCTGCTTTAGTAAGTTGTGATATCATTACTTCTCAATATATAATCATTTTACCATTTACATATCAGATTCATTGTAATGCTTCGAACATTGACATTCACATTTGTTTTCACATTTGAACTGTCATCATAGCTTGTGCTTCGGATAATCCTTTTGGTAATGCTCATCCATCTGAATAATATTTGATTTGAGTTTTTAAGTCTTCAAATGTCTTTAATTCAAGGGATAATATTTTTTCTTTATTAGCTATAGCTATAGCCTTTTCATTTGCTTTTTCTTCAGCCCATTTTTCAGCTTTTTCTCTAAGTTCAATTTTAGTCTGTTCAATTTTTTCTTCAGCTAACATATCTACCAAGTCATCTTGACTAGGTCCATCTGAAGCTGTTTCAAGAGTTTCTTTAGTTGGAGTCATTATTTTTTACGTTTATTTTTAAAATGTTTTTTTAATATATATAGGAAATAATCTGATTGAGTTTTGAAGTCAGCCATTTCTAGTGTCATTTGGTCAGTAATATTACTTTTTTTTAATCTGATCCAAATTCTAATATCAGGTTGCTTCTTGTCTATCGAGTTCATCACTTTCTTTATTTATTAAATATTGTTTTAGTTCATCTATTACACTCGTAGCATAATCATATCATGCATTGAATTCTTTTCACCTATTCCC